TGGGTATTATGGGACGCCTCGCCCTGATAGCGGCACAATCACCCCTGCGACAACGTGGAGTTTAGACACTTGGGGCGAATATCTCGTCGGCTGCTCTACGTCTGATGGCAAGCTGTATGAATGGCAGCTAGACTTTACCACCCCGACCAAGGCGGCAGCTATTACCAACGCGCCTACGGGATGTCAGGGGCTTCTCGTCACTGCTGAGAGGTCGCTGTTCGCCTTGGGCGCTGGTGGCAATCCACGCAAGGTGCAGTGGAGCGACCTAGAGGACAACACGATCTGGACTCCGGCGTCTACTAATCTGGCTGGCTCGCAAATCCTTCAGACCTCCGGTAAGATCCTGTGCGGCAAGCGCGTGCGTGGTCAGAACCTGATCCTGACAGACATTGACGCGCACGTTGCATCTTATTCTGGTCAGCCTTTTGTCTATCAGTTCGAAATTGCTGGCCGTGCCTGCGGTGCTGCATCTGCCAACTGCGTGGCTGTTTTGGACAACATGGCCGTCTGGATGGGCAACAACGGCTTCCACGTTTACGATGGCTATGTGAAGCCGCTTCCCTGTGACGTTTACGATTACGTCTTCAACGACATTAACGTGCAACAGGCATCAAAGGTCTACGCGGTTAACAACTCTGACAATAACGAGGTCTGGTGGCTGTATCCGTCATCGCAATCGAATGAAAACGACCGCTATGTCGCGTGGAACTATGTCGAGAACACATGGACCTTCGGCTTAATGGCTCGGACGGCGGGGACCGATCGCGGTGTGTTTCGGAATCCGATCATGGTCGGCACAAACGGTTACGCCTACGATCAAGAGGTCGGCTTTAACTACGACGGCGCATCACCATATGCTGAGAGCGGACCCGTGCAGATCGGCAACGGTGATAACATCATGTACGTTAACGAACTGATTCCAGATGAAGGCAATCAGGGCGAAGTCACAGCGACATTTACGACCCGCTACTATCCGAACGGATCTGAGACATCATATGGCCCGTACAGCCTGACCAACCCGACGCCTGTGCGGTTCAATGGCCGTCAGATAAAGATGCGCGTCACAACGTCTGCAACGCCGTCTGACTGGCGCGTGGGCATCCAGAGGCTTAACGCAGTCCCAGGTGGCCGTAGATGAGGTTGAAGCTACCTCCAGCGCCTCCATCATATAACGCTGCGTATGATGACCAGCGCAACCGTCTTATTGAGGCTTTTGCGGCTAACACTTACCAAAAGGGCGATGACGTTGGCGTCTACCAGCCTGCCAAGCTGATTGTTTCAGATACCAATTTCATAACCACAGACACCCATACCCCGGCTGAAGGCACGTTGTCATGGAACGCTGGCGACAGCACGCTTGACCTTGGCATGGAATACGGCGTCACGCAGCAGATCGGCCTTGATACCTATGCCCGTGTAGAAAACATGACGGGTTCGGCAATGGCAAAGGGAACTGTCGTCGGCTTTGCTGGTATTGGTGCCAACAACGTTCTTAGCGTCACAAAGTTCCTTGCTAATGGCACGCAGGACTCGCTCTACATTCTCGGCGTGTTATGTCACGATCTGCCGGACAGCGGGGAAGTTGGTTTCTGCCAGATTTGGGGACACCTGCGCAACGTCAACACAAGCGGCTTTGCGGTGGGTGATATTCTCTATGCCTCACCGACGACAGCAGGCGCGTTTACCAAGACAAAGCCGACAGCGCCTAACAACGTCATTCCTCTTGCCGCTGTATTGAAAGTCGGAACAACGGATGGCGAGATGTTCATTCGCCCAACGATTGAACAGCAGGAATATTACGGTGTGTTTTCGGACACCGCGACTAAGGCGGCAGCGGCTTCATATACGCCTTACGCGATCACAATGAATACGACTGACTTTGCGAAGGGTTTTTCCCGTGGCACGCCAACGTCTCGCATTGTCGCTGCCGCATCTGGCTTCTATAATTTCCAGTTTTCTTCACAAGTCAGCAGCGGAAGTTCCAGCGCAAAGAAACTTTGGATTTGGCCGCGTATTAATGGCGTAGATGTTCCAAACTCAAACAGCGAAATTACAGTTTCTGGGAGTGGAACTGTCCTTGTTCCTGCATGGAACTGGGTTTTGTCTTTAAATGCTGGCGATTATTTCGAGATTATGTGGGCTGTTGATGATACTAACGTTCAACTTCCTGCCGTTGCTGCCACAACAGGCGCAACGGGGACCGCATCCTTCGCTCGGCCCGCCGTGCCTTCAATCATCCTGACCGTGACGCAGGTGCAGCAGTGATTCCGATTTACGAACAGTTCCAGGCGCGTCGTAAGTACATCGAGGATGCGCTAGAATACGCCAAGGGAACGCATACGCTTGCTGACATCTGGGACGGCGTTGTCAGGGGCGACTTAATGTTTTGGCCTGGTGATAAGTCGGCAATCATCACAGAGATACAGATCTATCCGCAGCGCAAGGTGATGCACATTTTCTTGGCTGGCGGCGAGTTGAGCGAACTACTGGAAATGGAAAAGTCAGTGGAAGCATTTGCGCATTCAATTGGCTGTAACTCTATTTCAATTTCTGGTAGAAGGGGTTGGGTAAGAATTTTCAAAGAGCAAGGTTGGGATGAAGTTTGCACCACCTTGGCTAAGGAGTTGTAAGTATGTCTAAGGGCGGTCAGACTGCGACACAATCGACGACGCAGCAGCTAAATCCCTTTGTGCAGGATCTGATAAGCCGAGGCTTCTCCGCTGCGCAGAACGTGGCGTCTATCCCGTATCAGGCATATCAAGGCCCACGGGTTGCCCAGTTCCGTCCAGAAGAGCAGCAGGCGTTCGGGATGGCCCGTCAGGCTGCAACAAGCGGCATCGGTCAGAACTATCTCGATCAGGCCACACAGGCCGCCCAGAGGGCAGCAGGATACACTCCGGCACAGTTCCAGCAGGACGTTCAGGGTTTCATGTCTCCCTATCAGGAGAACGTGGTAGACGCGACTATGCGGCGTCTGGCTCAGGCCCGTGCAGAACGTGACGCTGCGACCAAGGCTCAGATGGCATCATCTCGTGCGTTTGGTAATGAGCGTCGCGGCGTGTATGAAGCGCAACTTGCCGGTCAAGAAGATCTCAACACTGCGCAGACGTTGGCTAACCTGATGCAGCAGGGCTACGGTCAGGCGGCTGGCCTTGCTCAGTCCAACCTTTCGCAGCAGCTGGGCGCAGGCGCTCAATTGGCTGGCCTCGGCAATCAGGCCATTGCGATGGAGCAGGCGCGTCAGAATATGCTTGCAGGGGCAGGTCAGGCGCAGCGCGGTATGGCGCAACAGAACCTTGATATTGCGTATCAGGACTTCCTTGCGCAGCGCGGCTATCCGCTGGAGCAACTTAAAATCCTCCAGTCCGGCATCAGTGGGGTACCTGCAACAACGTCATCGACGACGACCAGCACCGCACCTGGTCAGGGCTTCCTTGGTACTGCTGGCAACATTCTCGGCGTTGCTGGTGCGGCTAAGTCGCTGTTTGAACCTTCAACGGCTGGCGTTCTTGCAAAAGCTCTTGGGATTAAAATCTAATGGCTATTGATCCAACATCCTTTCTCGGCTCTCGGGCTGTGCAGAACTACAAGCCGCAGCTTCTTAGCGCAACGCCAGCAACCCCGGCAGCGACTGGCGCTGGTCAAGACGATCTCACGAGCCGTTTGCTCCAGATTATGTCTGGCAACCTTGGCGGCACGCTGAGTGGCGGTGAAAAGCTGTCAGCCCTTGGCGCGCTTCTAAAGTCCGTCTCTCGTGGCAGCCAGACTAGCCCTCAGGACGTTGTGCGTGGCATCCAGCAGCAGAAGATGCAGGAAGTTCAGGGCGCATTGCAAATTCAAGAATTGCGCAGGCAAGCTGCTAAACAGGCCCAAACTGAATTGCAGCGCCAGCAGTTGATTGAAAACGAAACTGATCCGAAGCGGAAGGCTTATCTTGCTACTATCAGCGCAGATGCGATTGATAAGATTGCAGCGGAAGAGTTTAAATATCGCGACCCGCTTCAGGGCTTGAGCCAGATTGAAGCGACATTGGCTCGCCGCTACGGATACAATACGCCGGAATACAATCGCCTAATGGACGAGTATTTGTCAAAGCCTCAATATATGACAGGCCCAGGTGGTGGTGTTTATCAGGTTCCAGGTCTTTCAATTAGGCCAGGTGGTGCGCCTGCTTCAACCGCCGCACCATCAGAAAGCGAAGTTCTTTCTCAGGCAAGAACGGCAATTTCACAAGGCGCTGATCCTGCTCAGGTTCGCGCTCGCATTCGTAGTCTGGGGTTCGATGATGGCAAACTCTAATGGTTTTTTTAGTGATCTAATCCCGCAGAGTGGTGCGCCAGCCGCGCCTGCCCCTCGTGCAGCGACACCTGGGCCTCGCGTTGTAATCCCTGGTAAGCCAGATACCGGTCCCGCTCCGAAGGATAAGTTTGCGGATCAGTGGCGCACAAACTCAAAAACTGGCGATCTCGTCTTTGGGCAGGTGAACCTGACAACAAATCAGTTCACGCCATATAAAGATCAACCCAACGCTCCAAAGCCAATTACTAAGCAGCAGCGCTATGACCTGCTTAATGAGGCAGTTGATCGCATCATTCTTGCTCGAAAGCTGCGTGAGAACACGGCTGGCATCACTGGCACAGGAACTTTTGGAGGCATGATTGCTAGTCTTCCATTTGGCGCAACTCGCGCAAAAGAAGCTGAAGCTGTGATGCAAAAGCTGAGTAACAAACAGCTCTATGAGTCAGTTATAAATATGTATAAGCAAACTGGAGGGAAAAATCCGTTTGCACCTATGACTGAGTTTGAATCTAAAGTCCTTGTCGGAAAAGATTTGCCACTAATGGGTGTTGATCTCAAGGATGAGACGAACATTGAGTCTGGCAACAAGATTGAGGATTTGAATAGACGGCTTGTTCGCGGACTTGGCTTTTCTGACGCTGAACTTAACACATCCCTTGAGCGAGCCATGATGCGGGCTGGACGTAAACCAAATCTTCCGGCTGGGGCTTCCGTTAAAAGGATTCGTTAATGGCTGAGAAAAACGGCGTCTACGAGGTAACGCTTCCCGATGGGCGCGTTTACGAAGTCACTGCACCTGTAGGAACACCGAAAAACCAGTTGGTCGAACTCGCCCGCGAGAGCGAATTGTCGCGTCGCACTGAAGGCTTTGGCGTATCCGCGCTTGATGTGCCTCTTTCTGCTCTTAACGAGTTTGTGATTGGCGGGGCCAAAGGCATTTCTGGGATGTCTAAGGCAATCTCTGACCCGATCATTGAAGCTGGTTTGAACGTCATTAGCCCCGGCTATGGCACTCAGTCTCGACAAGCCGCTGAAGAACAGCGCCTCCGTCTGCAGCGCATGACTGAACGTGCGACAGTTGCTAGGCCGAGCCAGTTTGCACAGGAGACGGGCGCGACAGTTGCCTCAATCGGTGCTGGCGCTCTTAAATTACCCTCTGTCGCCGCTACAGCATTCCCGCGCTTCGCCCCATTGGTTGAGCGTGGCATTCAGGGTGCTATCGGCGCACAGGCTGTAGAAACACCTGAAATGACCCGTGGAGAGGCCGCCGCTCTTGGCGCTGGGATTAACGTTGCCCTTCCTCCTGCTTTGCGTGTGATCGGTGATTGGGCGGCTTCAACTCGCCCTGTCCAGTATCTTTCATCACAATTGGGCAAAGTGGCTGCTCCGATCGTTGGCGCTCTTGACGAAAGCGCGACATCTCTCCGCCGTGCAGTCGGGTTGGCTCCAGAACCTACTCCGTCAGAAGCGTTTTTGCCTAGTGTTCAACAGGCACAACAGGCTGCTACGTCACGGCTCGCACTTCCCGCCGATGTCCAACAGGCAATTCCTGATGTCACTGAGGCTCTTGGCCCAGAAGCCGCCCAACGCCTCCGCAACTTCGCACGGGTTGGTGTAACGCAACCGACAGTCGGAATGGTTACTCGTGAACCCGGTATGTGGTCATATGAACGAAATGTGATGAAGCGCCCCGGTGTTGGGGAGCCGGTTCGTGATGCTATCATCAAGGTAAACGAAGAAATTAACACCGCAGCCGATAATCTTATAAGTCGTATTGGTGATGCTGATAACGTTGAAAAGGTAGGCATTCAGGCATCTGAAGCTTTGCGCAAAAAACAGGAAGAGATGCAAAAGGTTGTTGGTCAACTCTACCGCAACGCCCGCGAACAGTATGGCGAAAAATCAGCTGGTCCTGTTCAAAACTTCCTTGAGAAGTTGGATGATCCCGATCTCGTTGATGATGCTGCGTTCGATACGTTCCGCGACAGCATAAGTAATCGCTTACGCCGTTTTGGTATGCTTGGCGATAGCGGTCTTCCCCGCAAAGATGCAGTTATGACCGTCAAGCAGGCGGAAGAGATGCGTAGGTTTATTGGGAAACTTGGAAGCGGAATTGATCCGAATGTTCAGCGCATTCGTAGAGACCTAATTGAAGCTCTTGATGATGATGTTGTTGCCGGATTTGGTGACCAACAACCTT